AGCAGCTCCGAGAGAATCACCTTTCGGTCCCCAACCGGCATGACCAAATGGGGCAAGTGATCCCATACCGCGCAGATACTCCAAGATGGTTGCTTGCCACGCGTTACCGCTGCCTTTTCTTTAGATGTTCCAGCCGTGTCAATCGTGGCAAAGCGTTGGCACTTGGCGAAAGGGATCCTGTAGAAGTGATCCTGAAAAGTGATGTGGAACTCAGCTTGGTTGCAAACGTATCTACGCACCCAAGCTGAATCGATTTGTGTTCCTTCGGCGACATTCCAGTTGCCGTCTAATAATCTGGCTCGCTCTATTTTGGATTGGGCTTTCAAACGCCCTTTGTAGCCCGGATCCCGTTCTAGCAGTTTGGGATTGTCGTCGAGTGTCGCCCGGATGAACGTGACCGACATGATGTCGTTTTCGTCGATGTCATCGAATTCCTCGATCAATTCTTGTTTTGAATCGGACCAATGTAGGATCCCTTCGGAGTCGCGATAGAAGTACCGAAGCTTTCCAATGCGATCTTGAATTGCGTAGCCGTCCTCGCCGATCCACCAAGCAAGGAGGTCAGCGACCCAGCCTGGCTTTGGGTTGCAAGTGCAACGCACGTAGGGGCGGATTCCGCATGTAGTCCGCAATCGAGACAACATGTAGAAAAACATGGTTTCGGTAAAGTGCGTCAACTCGTCGAACCCGACAAAAGCGTACTGCAAGCCCTGATGCGAATACTTGTCCTTCTCATGCTGTAAGTGCGACAGCTTGATCCGTGCACCCGATTCGAATTCCGCGTCGAGGTGTGGAATGTCTCGCAGACTAGCGCCAAGCGCTCGATAGCTCGGTTGGCATTCGTCCCACAAGCCGCCCTGTCCTGTCAGCTCCGGATAGGTCCGTCGAAAGATGATTGCCCGGAATCCTGGCAAGTCCACGTATCGCAATGGATCGTGAACGATAGTCCAAGATTTTCCACCTCCGGCGCTGCCGCCATAAATGACAATATCGGCTTCCGATTCAAAGCAATCGGTCTGAGGTCCTGGGTTCGGTTCTAGGATCGTGTCGAGGTTACTCGCTACCATCGGCCTGAACCTCTTCCGTTGGCGGTCTCGGAGTCGATGGCAAGCGTCGATTATTGTCCGGTAACTTGATGATCAATCGACCGGTCATTTCGGTTTTTACGCGGACTTCTTTTCCGTACCCTCGATCCCGTCCTTTGCGATCGAGGTACCAACCCGCAACCTTTGCGTTTATCCTGATCGCTCTTTGGATGGTCTGCTCCGCATCGTCAAGCGCTTTGGCCTCAACTTCGTCAAACGCATCGCCAACCCATTCGACTTCTTTGCGATACTTTGCCACGGTCTTGCGATTGACACCCAGTTCCTTGGCAATGGCCGTGACCATCCCAGCGTTCTTTGCGATCGCGTTCAACCATCGTTCTTTGTCCGAATCTATGTCGATTTTGTTCACTGGTTAAATTTCGCGTTTTGCGTTTGTTGGGATAAGTTTTGAAACCTGTGAGTATCATTGACTCAAAAGACAAACAACGTACACCGAGTTTGCTGCCGGTGTGATTGCTCCTCCTGTCACATTTCTTAGTGTGATTGATACAGTATTTGGCGAGCTTACCCACGCTTGCTTCACAAGGATTCCCGCGTCGAGGGCGTTCAGCCATCCGACATGGACGCAAAAGCCGTTTGACGTTCCGTTCCCTTGTGAAACCCCGCTGACGGTCACCGTGAACGTGGTTTCGCTGTTGGCCGATATGCTTGTGAACGTCGGAGTGCTCCGTGCGGTGTATGGGCCAACACCTATACTTAGTCCTGTCGCAGCGTCTCTGTAAAACTGCTTATTCGAATTTATCCAATCCACTACTCCTGTCGTTTGGCTAGTGTAGGGGCTGGTCGGATTCCCGTACGGATTGTTGGGTCGGTAAACCTGTTCGGGAAACTGATTTGGATTGACGAGTTGGTTAACACTGAACCGGCCCCATAATGTACCGTCCTTTGCCTTCAAATTTAGGTCTCGCTTCCATGCGATGTCCGCTCCAACACCAAAGGTGGTGTCTGCGGTAATGACAAGGGGAGCATCGGGAAAAGCTCGCCCCATACTCAGGATGTCCGTGGTCGTCTTGTCGTTCCAGACATCGGCTGTGAGTTTGTCGAAAATTGTCGTTAGACTCAGATGTTTTATTAGAATAGACGCACAGTACGCGTACGATCGAGCATCATGGTGTATCGCGTCTCCTTGCCATCCTAATGCGTTGAGCCTAGCCCATGGTCCAACGGCTTCCATGCAGTCGAAGAACCCTATATTGTCGGAGTCGACTTTGGCACGCAAGTAGTCCGCAACCTCTCGCATTTTTACGTCGCCATCCGGTAGCCTCGGTCCGTTTGCTATGAACAGCACTGACCTATTGTTATTACCAGCTCTGGCAAATGCCATTAGCTTTGTCCAGTTGTTTTCAAACTCGAACAATGGGTCGTCAAAATGAAATGTAATAAGGGCTGGATTCAGGTCTGTTACAATTGGCAAGTAAATATCGCTTGCACACTGGCAAAACTGAGTTGGATTTATCCCGCCCTGGTAGGCGTGGCTTCCGTCGAATCCTGCTACACTCGTCGCGTAGCCTGTGTAGGCTCCAATGATCTTGACTCTTCCACTGCCGCTGGTGACTCGTGCTCTTATATGGACCCTTGCTTCAGTCCAGGTCCGCTTGGCAATTGCTCCAATCGTCGTACCGTTATTGGCATTGATGCTAGCCCCTTGCTGAGTCCAGGTCGTGTTGTCTAAGGAAGTTTCGATGACAAAACTAGCGGCTCCTGGTTCAGCAATGTAGTAGACTTTTACTTCGGCACACGTCACTATGGTGCTAGTTGTCCATCGTATACTCCCTCCAGGTCCAACGCTGTAGTAAGTTCCGCTTGGCCAAAATGCGAAATCTCCTGAAATGCTGGTGGCATCGCCGTTCAGACCATGGAAGGGGCCTCCTGGCACAGGAAAAGAAACCGGATCGGTCACCAATGTTCCCTGTCCGATAAAACCTCCATCTTTTCCAGCTCCACCATACGCTCGCTGGAAGTGCCATCCGATCCAACCGCCCACCTTTGCTGCTAAAGAATCACCACAATTCATAATGTGCAAACGCTTGTTTGCGTTAGCAGTCGTGGACGCAGTTGCAATGTTAAATTGCCTCGAAAACCATTCATGCATGTGTCCAACTCCTTCATTCTGGACGCCTTGAGGTCCTTGAGGTCCTTGTGGTCCGGTCTGTTGGGCGAAATTGATCGAATATCGCGTTGGCGCTGAGGAATAGTTTATCGCATACTTGGTCATGTACTTACCGTTCTTTCCAGCGTGACACGTCCTTTTAAGATTTTCGTCCGCCTGCCTATAGAATCAATGATCGCGACGTCATAGAAGTACTGCGCGTCTGCTGGCTCGTTTGAAAGATCGATTGCCGCGGTCACGCCGGAACTTACCGACATGGTGACCTCGGTTTGAGTTTTAACAAATTCAAAAGCAAACAGTAAATCCGAGGAAACATCTTGACCCTTTCGCACTTTGCCAACCAGAGAGTAATCCTCCAGCGTTATGGCAACATCATCTACACGAATGTCGAATGTCTCGGACCAATCGATGTTTTGGTGTATTGTCAGGTTTCGAATAGCTGGCATTGGCATGCTATGCCTGAGCCTCCGTCCAGGACAATCGAGCTTGCAAGGTTAACGATCCTCCCGTGTTATTTATCGCGACGAGAGTGACAACGTCAGGCCCGTCTGGGTAGAGATTTGCGGGTGTAGTTGGGACGGCTAGAACTGTGCCGCCTCCTAGGATGCTGGTTCCAAGGTCTCGAACTTTATCGAGGTCCTGTTGTGTGACGGCGTTCGTATTCGTGAAACATGAGAAAGCCGCTTCGCCCCCTGCGATGGTGGTTGCCGCAGTATGGAAGCAAATTTGGGAAAGCGATGACCCCCCGACCGCTTGGAAGTTGCCCGACGACACCCGACCATTGAGTATCAACGCAAGCCGCAAGGTGCCGCTTGCAATCGCATCAAGTTGGTCAAGCTTCAATTGCATGCGGTTGAGAATTTCACGAACGCCAAGCAATCCAGTTACGCCCGAATCGACACTCGGTCCCAATCGAATCGACATGAGTGCATTTGTCGCGCCTGCTGCGATTGTCAAAGCCGATGGCATGCCCTGGTTAAAGATTAAGCTTGAATCTGCATCGTAACGACCGTCCATGATGACGGACGAACCCCAGTGCGAGATAGCTGGCGATGATTGCGACACCGCGTACTCGACCGCAATTTGGGACGTTGCGGAAAAATTAAAAGCGCTGGCGGTTTGTCCCCCCGTGACGCCTCTTGTGCAACCCAAAAACGCGGTGGGAGTCTTTCCCGTGTAACTAATCAACTCGATATTGCCGCTTGTCCCGTTGTCTGAAATGCGGATCGTGCCCGCAGATGGGAATGCCGCAGTACTCACCACGTTGATCGTCCCATCGGTAGCAGCAACGCTTGATGTCAAGGTTGTCAATGGGCCAATGGCCATACTGTCATACCGTGCTGGCAAGTTGCCCGACCGCATGTACGCTTCCGTGTTGACATTGTTGTTCTGAAGCTTATGAACGTACGTCTTGTTGCCGTTCGCCCCTCGCATACCCCAACGAATGAACCCGGCTCCGTACCAAGAGTAGTCGATGTACAGCATCTGCATTTTGCCAATATCGATCGCGGTTTTGCTGATGCCGTTCCCGTCGAATCGATCGATGTTCCAATCGACTTGGGCAACCCGCGTATCGATCGTCCTAGATACGATAGTGTTGGACGATGTCACTCCGCGATACTCAGGTGCGATGACCAACGCGGTTTGCGATTGGATTTGGAGTACTCGATAGGACATGCCACGGATAACGATGTACCCTCCAACAGTCAATTGATCGTTAAATCTGGTATTGGTTCCGGTTACGGCCGAACTGCCGTTTGTAACCGCAACAACGCCCGATAGCTGCGCCGTTGAAAACCGTCGGACACAAAACAGGGTTTGCCCGTCGAACTCGAAGAACGCACCGTTCTGCGAATCGAACAAGCCGACACGAAACGTGTTTCCGTACCAGCTTGTCGGGGTGACGTTAATCGGAAAGCCCGTGGCCGTTGATCGAGTCGGAACGCTCGCCGCGATGTAGGTGAACGTGGTATCGGACGGAACGGAAGCGACGGGAAATTTCCCGTTGTATTCCGCTTCAATCGCCGAATCGACGCGTACCGAGGCGTTGATAGTAAGCCCGTGTGGAAACCGTGTAGTGACGGTGACAGTCGTCCCCGAGCTTGTCAAAGAGTCAACCGAGAGCGCCGGCGCAAAAATGGTCCCCGTGCTGAACTCGATACCCTTGCCCGATTGATACCGAAAGTACCTACGGGTTTGTCGGACTAGCTGCGAATTGGGGGATCCAGATCCCGCCGAGAAAGCAACACCGCCGTCGAATGCCCGGTGAATCGAGTAGCCCCCGGATCGCCCGTAAATTGTTGCATTCGCTCCGCCCGTCGCTGTGATTGCT